AACGAAGGCACTGCAATCGCTTATGACAATGCTCAAGAAGCTTGGACAGCTCGATACAATCATCAAACTATCGCTCTTGGCTTTTCTTTAACAGAAGAAGCTGTAGAAGATAACTTGTATGACACATTATCAGCTCGTTACACAAAAGCTTTAGCTCGCGCTATGGCTTACACAAAACAAGTTAAGGCTGCTGCAGTTCTTAATAATGGCTTCAACACTTCTGGTTCTTACAACGGTGGTGATGGTGTTTCATTATTTAACACAGCTCATCCTCTTGTTTCAGGCGGCACAAACAGCAACACTCAATCAACTCCAACAGACTTGAACGAAACAGCACTAGAAAACGCTGTTATTCAAATCGCTGCATGGACTGATGAGCGTGGTCTTTTAATCGCTGCTCAACCACGTAAGTTAATTGTTCCACCTGGCAATCAGTTCGTTGCAACTCGTTTGTTAGAAACAGAACTACGTGTATCAACAGCTGACAATGATATCAATGCTATTAAGAATAATGGTTCAATCCCAGAAGGTTACGCAATTAACCACTTCTTAACAGACAGCGATTCATACTTCCTAACAACTGATGTACCTAACGGCATGAAACACTTTGTTCGTACACCATTGTCTACATCTATGGATGGTGACTTTGATACAGGCAACGTTCGTTACAAGGCTCGTGAGCGTTATTCATTTGGTTGGTCTGATCCTCTCGGTATGTGGGGTTCACCAGGTGCTTAATTAGCATTTGGTTTTAATGTACTAGGATTAACCCTGCTTCGGCGGGGTTTTTCTTTCCCTGCAATTCATGATTTTACGTATTCCACAGGCAAAATATAGGCGTAATATGTGGTTATACACATGGTGTGTATATCTTTTAAAAGGAAAATATTATGTGGACAACTCCAGCAGCTACAGAAATGCGTTTTGGCTTTGAAGTAACTATGTACGTAATGAACAAATAATGGTCATCGTAACAGATTGCTATTAAATTAAGGGGCTTCGGCCCCTTTTTCTTTCTATACTATGCTATAATACTTGCAAATAGTGCCATTTCAGGTATTATTTGGGAATCCGGGTTACCCGGCTTATCAGACTGTCCCGGCAGACGCATACAAGACGGATAAGCTTAACTTTGTATGAAGGAAAATATCATGGCAATAACAACGTTCAGCGGCCCAGTGTCGTCTTTAAATGGTTTCATTAGCGGTACAGCTTCAGATCCAATCACAGTAACAACAGCAGGCAACATCGACCAAGCATATGCAACGACAACAGCTGCATCAGGTGACACTCGTTTAGCTTATGCAAGATTAACATTCGCAGGTGCAGGCGCAGGCGAAACAACAAGAGTTTTCTCAGTAGTAACTGCAGCACAAGGTGCGGGTCAAACAACTAACGGCTCTCATGTTTCTTTATCAGTAAATACAGGCGGTTCAATCTCAGGCGCAGCTAATGCTTTACGTGCTACTTTAGGTTTAGCAGCAGGCGTTTCTTCAGGTGGTACAGTTGCAGCTATTCAAGCTGACTCTGACGTAGGTGCAGGTGCTACATTACCAGCAACAGCTGCTTGGATTAGATTCACAAACAGTGGTGCAGGTACAGGTTTATCAAACCTATTTAACTTACCAGCAGCAATGGTTCCAGCTAAGTCAGCAGCGGCAGTAACTCATACTATTAAAATTATTGTTGATGGTACTCCTTACTACTTAATGGTTTCTAACGCACAATAATGGAAATTACAAAAGACTTTCTTTTGTTCGAGATCAAGCGTCTTGAGGCAGAGCGTAACCAAGCATCTAGTTTTGTTACAGCTTCTCAAGGCGCCATCGATGCATATACTGCATTAGTGGAAAGACTCGACGCGGAAGAACCACAAGGGGAATAGATTATGGCAATGCAATATGATGTAAAACAAGCCCACTTAAATTCTAGTGGCTATATGGTAAAATATCCTGTTCGTGTAAAAGGTCTATCATTTGCAGGTTCAGCTACCGCTGGATATGTAGTTTTATTTGATACTTCTTCAACACCTGTTTCATCAAGTGTAACTTATGCACAAACAGCTAATACTGTAACAGTAACTAAAACTGCACACGGTTTATCTACAGGCGATATTATAGGGATTCACTTTTTAGCAAATTCTGGTGTTTCAGCTACTGACGGTACATATTCTATTACTAGAACAGGCGCAGATACATTCACCCTTACAGATATTAACTCGCGTAGTATTGCTAGTACCGCAGCTGTATATGCTGTTGGTAAATGGTTACTTACTTATGAAACCGTAGCTACTGATATATTTACCAACGTCCCGTTCATTCCAGGTGAAGGCATAAGAGCTGAAACAGGCGTATACGCTGAAATGGTTAATCTAGATTCAGCACAAATAATCTATGGCTAACAAGAAAAAAGGTCCTAGCCTAGCAATCGGACGTGGTGAGAAACTTCCTGTATCGAAAGGTGCAGGTCTTACCGCTAAAGGTCGTGCAAAGTATAACGCAGCTACTGGGTCAAACCTAAAGGCTCCTCAACCACAAGGTGGACCTCGTAAGAAGTCGTTTTGTGCTAGGATGTCTGGTATGCCTGGTCCTATGAAAGATGAAAAAGGTAGACCTACTAGGAAAGCCGCATCGTTAAAAAGGTGGAATTGCAAATGACAAAATATTTTGAAACTATAGATGAACATACTAAACATTTAATAGATGGGGTTTCGGTGGCAACGGTTATGGGAACATTAATGAGCTGGTTACCAGCAATCGCAGCACTCTTTACTATTATATGGACTGTCATTCGTATCTATGAAACTAAAACCATACAAGGTTGGTTAAAAAAAGGTAAGTAATATGAAAGCTTTTATAGACAGAATATTTAAAGCTAAAAAACAAAAAGAGTTATTGAATGAAATTGTTAATACAGAAGTTATTAAAGAAAATAAAAAAGTACTTGCAGAACAAATTGAAACAGCTATTAAAAACAAAGTAGCACAAGCCGCATTAGAAGATATAATAAAAGAAGCAGACAGAATTATTGTTGAAGAACTAAAACAAGCAGAAGTGTTTACAAAACCCGGTCATTACTTTAATGATTGCAACTGCGTAAAATGTGTAAGATGGAGAAGTCAAAATGCCAAGTAAATCTAAGAAGCAACATAACTTAATGGCAGCTGTAGCTAATAACCCAGCCTTCGCTAAGAAAGTTGGTATATCAAAATCAGTAGGAGAAGAGTTTATGAAAGCAGACAAAGGCAGAAAGTTCGGATCAGGTGGAGCACTAAAAGCAACAGATTCAAGTGAAAATCCTGGATTATCAAAATTACCAACGGAGGTTAGAAATAAAATGGGCTACATGAAAAAAGGCGGTATGGCAAAAAAGAAAATGAATATGGGTGGCATGGCTTATAAAGAAGGTGGCAAGGCAGACATGGCACAAGATAAAAAGATGGCTAAAAAAGCTGTAGGCATGCATGAGAAACAACTTCATGAAGGAAAGAAATCAGACTTAACTAAGCTTAAAAAAGGTGGTATGGCTAAAGGTTGTGGTTATTCTAAAGGCGGTCAACTTGCTAAAGCTAACGGTATTGCTGTTAAAGGTAAAACTAAAGGCAAGATTTGCTAAGGAGCTAACATGGCTATAATCGAAAAAATGAAAAAGTTTGTTAAAGACATTACGCCACCATCAAAAGAACAAAAAGCTAAAATTGAAGAAAAGCAAATGAAAATGGAAGAAATGAAAGATCCAGAGGCTTATCGTAAAAATAAAGCTATGTACGATGTAAGTACAGAAGTTAAGAAGTTTGATGAGAACTATAAAAAAGGTGGCGCTGTTAAAAAGATGGCTAAAGGTGGCAAAGTATCTCAACTATCAAAAGCTAATGGCATCGCTGTTCGTGGTAAAACTAGAGGAAAGATCTGCTAATGAGACCTTCACGTGGTATGGGCGCTATAAAGAAAACTAAGATTCCTAGTGCTACTGAGAACACTATGCCTAAGGGTAAAGTAAAAGCACGTCGTGATAACACAGACTTTACTCAATATAAAGAAGGTGGTATGGTAGAAAAGAAAAAAGGCGGCATGTTAGATTCATTACAAAAAGCAGCTCCTTATTCTAAAAAACTAGGTAAAAAAGAAGGTGGTAATGTGAATGCAGCCGGTAACTACACAAAGCCATCATTACGTAAAAGTATAGTATCTCAAGTAAAAGCTGCTGCAACACACGGTACAGGCGCTGGTCAATGGTCAGCTCGTAAAGCACAGTTAGTAGCTAAGAAATACAAAGCTGCAGGTGGTGGATATAAGTGAGTGCATTAGCTAAACCACAACGTTCACTCAAATCATGGGGTGACCAAAAGTGGACAACTAAGTCTGGTAAAAAGTCTAGTGAAACAGGCGAAAGATACTTACCAGAAAAAGCAATTAAAGCATTAAGCCCTCAAGAGTATGCTGCTACAACGAAGGCTAAAAGAGTGGGTAAAGCTAAAGGTAAGCAGTTTGTAGCTCAACCTAAATCAATTAAACAAAAAGTAAAACCTTATAGAAGAGTTAAATAATGGTAGATAGAACCACAGGGACCACGAGTTTTAACTTAGATTTAAATAACCTCGTTGAAGATGCATTTGAACGATGCGGACAAGAACTGCGTACTGGATATGATTTACGTACTGCACGACGTTCACTAAACCTACTTACTATTGAGTGGGCTAACCGCGGTATTAATATGTGGACTGTAGAACCTGGTCAAATTAATTTAAATCAAAACCAGATTATGTATGCGTTGCCTACTGATACTATAGACCTTCTTGATATGGTAACTAGAACCGGTACAGGATCAAACCAACAAGACATTAATATTAACCGTATTTCTGAATCTACCTATATTACGATTCCTAATAAGAATGCTACAGGACGTCCTATCCAAGTGTGGATTAATAGACAGAGTGGTCAAGAGAACCCTACTGATTTATATACGGATGGTGCAGTTACTTCTACAGCGACTACGATTAACTTAACTTCTATTGTAGGTTTAGCACAGTTTGGCTTTATTAGATTAGATAATGAAACAATTCAATATGGTGGACTTACAACGACAACAAGTGGCTCTACAACATACTACCAATTAACTGGATGTATACGAGGTGTCAACAATACGGTGGCTGCGACGCATACTACAGCTACTAGAGTATTTGTACAGAACTTACCTACAGTAAATGTATGGCCAGCACCAGATCAAAGTGATTTTTATCAGTTTGTATATTATAGATTAAGACGCATTCAAGATGCAGGTAACGGTATTACTGTAGAAGATATTCCGTTTAGATTTATTCCTTGCATGGTTGCAGGGTTAGCTGCGTATTTAAGTATGAAGTTACCTAATGTAGCTCCTGATCGTATTATGATGTTAAGACAAGATTATGAAGCAGCATTCCAATTAGCAGCTGATGAAGATAGAGAAAAAGCAAGTGTGAGGTTTGTACCTCGTGAACAGTTTTTTAGAGGCTAAGTAATGCCAACCAAATATGCAAGCGCCAAGAATTCGATTGCCCAATGTGATCGATGTGGATTTAGATACAAACTAAAAGAACTTAAACGCTTAGTTATTAAGACAAAAAATGTTAATATACTAGTGTGTCATGAATGCTGGGAACCGGATCAACCACAATTACAACTTGGTATGTACCCAGTTAACGATCCGCAAGCAGTGCGTAACCCAAGACCTGATAGTCCTAGTTATTATCAGTCAGGCTTAAACGGATTACAAACAGACGAAACAACAGGAACTTCACCTTCACAAACGGGCGTTCCTTTAATGGGTAGTAGAATTATACAATGGGGCTGGAATCCAGTAGGTGGAGCTAGTTATTTCGATGCACCATTAACACCTAATGACTTAGTAGGAACAAGTGTACTAGGTGATGTAACAATATCAATATCTTAAGGAGAAGTAAAATGGCATTTAAATCAGGCGCAGACGGTATTACTAAACAAGGTAAAACTAAAGGTCGTAACTTAGGTGACGACGGAGCTAAAGTAGGCATCGAAAAAGGTCCTAAACATGCAGGTTCTAAAGGCGGTAAAAAGAACATTGACATGAAAACTATGGGTCGTGGTATGGCTAAAGTTGCAGCACAGAAAAAAGGATAATTATCATGGCAAAAAACGACTTTCCAAAACCAACACCAGCAGGACCATATCCATTAGGTCACGCTAAAGAAAACAAAGACGCTAGTGAATACACTGGGTTTAAATATCCATCAGGCGGTACTGGCGATGATCTTAATATTTATAAACAACCGATGCCTAATCCAAACGGTACAGACATTGGCTTTTCTCAAGACCCTAACAAGTTAAGAGCTCAAGACTTAGATCAAAGCACAGGTAGACAACGTGTAAGCGCAGGTGATCCAGCGTCTAAGAAAATTAATAGACATGGTGAAAAAACTATGCGCGGTTACGGTGCAGCTACTAAAGGCATCAAAACAAGAGGTCCGATGGCATAATAAATGAACTACGCTGAACTTGTCGCACAAATACAGGACTACACAGAAAATACGTTTACTACAACGGATATAAACACGTTTATAACCCAAGCAGAACAACGTATTTACAATACAGTTCAACTGCCTGCATTACGTAGAAACGTGACAGGGTCATTAAGTGCTGGCAATAAGTATTTAGCTATGCCTACAGATTGGTTAGCCACATTTAGTTTAGCTGTATTTGGCGCTGACAATGAATATAAATATCTTTTAAATAAAGACGTAAACTTTATTAGGCAATCGTTCCCTGATACTGATTCAGTTTTTTATGGAGAGCCACAATACTATGCGGTATTTAATTCTACATCGTTTATTGTAGGCCCTACACCGGATATTAACTATTCAGCCGAGCTTCATTACTTCTACTATCCTGAATCAATTACGACAGCAGGTACTACATGGATAGGAAATAACTTTAGCTCTGTTCTTCTTTATGGCTCTTTACTAGAGGCTTACACATACATGAAGGGCGAAAAAGATGTGCTTGATAATTATAGAGCTCGTTATGATGAAGC